GTTCGGAGATTTTACAAGAATGCATCTAGCGCAATTTGGAGGAATTGACATCTTATTTGATGGATACACTCTAGCTAGACAAGGGCAAGGCTCTTTAATTGTAACAACTTTAGTAGATGGTAATGCTACTCAAGTTACAAGTGCTTTCTCAACTATGGTAGAAGCATAATAATTGTTGAAATAGGTTGGAAATTGGAGCTATGCTCCTTTTTCCCTCCTTTTTTTAAAATATAAAAGAAAAAAATGAAATATTTAGAAGTAGTAGCATACCACGATACTCAAATAGTAAGTACATCTGATTTAAAAACTCATTTACGAATCACTTATACAGATGATGATGCTTACATAGCTGCTTTAGAAAAGGCTGCTGTACAAAGATTAGAAGAATTTGCTAATATATTTTTATTAGAAACTACATTAAGGCAATTTGGTAATACCTTTAATGATCTAAATATTTTATTTAAAAGCCCTATAGTAAATGGAGTATTTGATGTAAAATACAAATCTAGTGGATCTTGGGTATCATTTGGATCTAGTTGTGAACTAGTACAACATATAAAGCCACCTAGAATTTATGCAAATGATAATGTAACAATACCTGATACAGATGATGTTTTTCAGGCTTGGAGAGCTGATTATATAGTAGGCTATAGTGCTGCTGCTGATATTCCTGATCCAATAATACAAGCTATAAAAATTACTGTATCAGATATGTACGAAAATAGGCAATCTGTAATTGTA